TAACGCCACGATAAACCATTTCGGGTTGCGATTTAGCCGAAACTATGTATTTATGTGTCGGTATTCCTCGTTCATTTAGTTTTTGCATTCCGTATTGAAACGGTTTGAAGATAGGATGGTCGCCAATCTCGCCATCATGTTTGTGCTTTTCACCCCAAATGTCGTATTTGTTTGCCCAAAGGCCAATCGCTAAGGGGTAATCCTCTTCTTTTTTCTTCTTACCGTTAGGCCATCTCGTTGAACAAATACCGTCTACAAGAAATTTCCATGCGAGTTGATGGTCTAGATTAGCACCACTATCCAAGTGTCGGTGGTCAATCATGAAGATGATGTATTTCACCTTTCTAGATTTAATGTCCTTCATCCATTCCTTCCAATAGATGGACTCTCCTCCAACATCGGAAGTGCGTAATGTATGGGCTTCCCCATCAATCTTGACGACCTTTCTTGTGGGTCTGTGTAAGCCTACTGTTCGCTCTTTAATTTGAGCGACCTCACCTCTTGTTCGTAATTGATGATGTAGTGTCGTCTTTCCAACCATTGTAGCACCGTAAACTCCGAAATTGATTGCGTGTATTTTCTTGTAGAAGGCAATAGCGGCTTCTGTAATGACTACCGCAAAGCCGGTAAGAAGGGACATATCAATGCCCCCAAAGACCTGTAAATGCGTCTACCATCCAACCCACTACATTCAAGTCAAAGACGCCCATGATGTTCCCGATAAGGAACGATGAGAGAACGGCACAAGAACCCCAAAAATAGAACCTCATCTTCATGAAGAACATGTCAGCAGAGTGCGCTCTCTGCTGATTGTAGGCGTAGTCGGAGTCCGAGAAACCCATCAAATCCCCTAAAGGCATTCAATCACCTCATTGCAAAGAGGCTAAGAATTCTGCTCCTAATTCGTTGTCGTTGTTATAAGTAGAAATTTCGGGAACCCTCGTCGTGTTAAAGTCCGTTTGGAAGGTCTTGAGAGATTCTTGCATACGCTTTCTCTGTTGTTCTTCCTTGGTCTTCAACTTCCAATAAGCCTCAATTCTTCGGTCAAGTAAGCCCTGTTCAATGTAGTCGTTCAAGAACAAGTCGTTGACTGCCTTCATGATGAGAATAGCACCGACAGTAATAAGACCGAATAGGACTCCATGAGCCAAATGAGTGTAGGGGAAATTGGAACCATACTGAGCGTAGAAGAAAACATTCGCACCACTCACCACTCCAACGAAAAGAATCGTCATGATGAGCCTTGTATCTGCGTTCAAAGCCGCCATTGTTTCACCTCAGTTGAACTCCACACTAAAAGCGAAGTGTGAAGCGGCATCGGGTGAAGCAGGGGCAGTAACTTGAGCGTAGAGTCCTTCTCTAGCGAGGACACCGTGCATGTCAGCCTCCACATTGTTTGCAGACGAGTCGCCATTGAATACAAATCGCACCAATTCCGTGTTACCTGTTAAGGTAGCATCCTCGGAATCAAAAATCTTCAAGATGTATTCGTCAGCGCCGTTGGCTCTGCAAGTGATGTGAACACTCTTCAAGTTACACGGATTTGCTACAATGACTGCTGATGCAGTCAAAACTCCACTAGACCTAGATGCGTCGGGCATGTTATCACCTAAAGAGGACTATCAATCATCCATTAATGAAGGTTTTGTCCTTCATTCGGATTGCTCTTTCTTTGAAGAGGCCTTCTTACGAGGGGCCTTCTTCTTAGGAAGAAGCAGATTGACGACTTCGCTAGGCTCGCATTGTAATGCAACCGCTAACATAGACAACTCTCTATCGGGCAGAGAAGACAATTCCTTTCGGTCACTCTCATCAAACACCACATCTAAGCGGTGGCTTGCGTAGTAGTGAGAGGCTACGAAGGCTGAAACCTCAATGGATTCAGCCTTCGTAACTTCAAATTTGCCTTCTTTACCTTGAAGTTGCCGAGAGTCCCATTCGCAATCATCATTTAATTTGATGGTCGCCAATTAAGACCCTCCTCAAGCCCCGTAAGCAATCCAAAAGCCGTCAGCATCAGCGACCGTTACAATGGTCACATCACCGCTAGCCAATGGGAAGGTTTCGTTTACAACGGGAGCCGAAGCAACAACGGCAGACCCGGAGTGGACGAGGTGAATAGCATCCACTCGGTCCAAACCGGTTTCAATGTCGCCGCCGGTATCGGAACCACCATTGGTGAAGGTCCCGTATGCAACACGCTTGTTACCAAACACCGTGGTTTCGGTAATCGTAGATGAAAAAGCCATGCTTAATCACCTCAAGCGATGTTCGTAATCTTACCTTGGCCCAAGAAGAAGGAACAACCCGTTTCCGCAATGGTGCGGTAAAGGGCTTGGTTCCCAAGGCGACCCACACCGAATGGGTTCCCGTTGGAAATACCGTCTTCAAAGTATTGCGTAGGCTTCATGACTTGGAGCCAAAGATGGTCCGTGTCAAGGAAAAGCATGTCGCTAATACCGGTGTCAGCCGAGTTGGTGGTGGAGGTCATTTCCTTCACAGGGATAAGAGGAATGTCGTAGTAGGTAGCCACACGGAAACCGACTTCTTGACCCTTGATACCACGCACACCGTTCACGGTAGGAATAACTTCCTTGCGGTCCATGAATCGCTCTTGTGCTTGGAGCAAGTCAGCGATTGCTTGGATGGTATCGTAGCCCGTAAGGATAACCTTGGGCGAACCACCAGCGACTCGCAGACGGCGAATCATGTCGTTAATCTTGGTCAGCGTCAAAGCACGAACCGAAGAAGCGGCGTAGGTCCCGGAGTCAACTTCGGAGTCAAGGAAAGAAGCGGCAGTAAATCGCTCCTCGCCGTAGATTTTACCAAGGGCGTTGGTAGCGGAAGCCGTGTCAGTAGCGAGAACGCCAGCGTCCAAAGCAAGAATCTCTGCTCGGCTGGAAACAATCTTCAAGAGCGAGGTGTAGTTTCGCTCAATGTCGCCAAGAGCGGAAGATTCACCGTAGAACTCAAGAGGCATAACCAGCATCTTGTTCTGTGCTTCGGCGTGAGCCTTACCCATGTCTTCACGGATGATAGCCCGAATGTCACCGAGGCCATCGTCAATTTGAGCCATCTCCATAGCGAGTTCGGAAATGTCAAACTGATGAGCCACAGTCTTTGGACTCATGAAGAGTTGAGCGTAGGTTGGAGCCATGCTACCAAGACCGTCAGCGGCAGTAGAAAGACCGGCGTTCTCAGGAACACCACCAATCTCGTCTGCTTGTGGGTCGTCGGAACCAATGCCGCCGCCCGTGCCGTCGCTTTGCAAGGTAAGAGTAGCGGCGCTACCACCGAATGGACGACTCTTGAGGATTCGCCAACCGCTGGAAGCGTAGGCTCTCTTGGAGAGCATAGCGAGGGCGTTGACTTCACGGTTCAGCATAGACCAAACCTTTTGTCCGTAGATGACATTATACATGCCGGTGGTGGTCCCAATACCGGAAACACCGCTTGCGCTTGCATCGGCAATGTCGTGAGCCGTGTGAAGGCCCTGCACAACACCTGCTTGCTTAAGCAAGGAGTTGCCGCCAAAGTTTGGTAGTCCGTAAGTTGCTGCTTCTAAATCTCTAATCGTGTTAATGTAACCCATTTTTCATCACCTCAATAGTTTCCGCTGGCCATCTTGTGAATGTCGCTCCAAGACATTTCAGCGACCTCATCCAAGGAAAGGGTCGTGGTTTCTTGGGCGGCTTCGTTAGCCTTGCGAATTTCTTGTGCGCCGTTCTCTAACGACTTGCGGAGCGAAGAGAATTGCTCTCGGAGAGAAGCAATCTCGGACTGAGCATCGTATTCCGACTTAGCAACCATTTCTTCACGGCTAGCCATCTCAGCCTCAAATCTCTTAGCGAAGGTGGACTCAAGGTTCTTGAGAGCCAACTCTTCCATCTGCTCGGCACGGAATTGTGCGTAAGCCTTCTCAATGTTCTCATTGGAGAGGTTGAGCGTTCCAAATTCAGCGTTGTCAAAGGCTTTGCTAACCTGACCTTCCTCTGCGGCTTGAGAGGAACCGGTTGGTCGGCCACCGGACACAACAACGAGGTCTGCTGGCTCGCCGGTTTCCAAAGAGCCACCGTCAACAGTAGGCTTTGCGCCCTTTTCTGCTCGCTCGTAGGCTTCAATGTCCATCATTTCTTCTTCTCCGCCCATGTTTTCCATAGCGGGTTCTTCTTCTTCTTCCTTACGGAGAGTGTTCACTTCTGCGAGAAGAGTGTCCAATTCCGCCAATGCTTTTTCCAATTTCGTCATGTCTTTCACCTTTTGTTGTTTCAAAATGTCAAATTTCGCTTCGGGGTTGATTCCTTTTTCACAGATGGTCACTTCATGAAGTTCAAGTTTGCTAATCTCGTTGTATTCGCCCAACTCTTCACTTCGCTTTTTCACTTTCTGTAGCGCCTGTCCTCCTATGCTAAAAGACCTCAATGTTCCTTTGCGAATGCCTCGTCCAATTTCTTTTGCTTTTTCAATATCATCACGGAGTTTAATCACTACGAAGAAGCCAACATCATCCACTTCTGTTTTCCATAGCCTCCCGCTTGTATCTCTGTAACTGTCAATTACTTCTCCGACTTGAACATTTGAGTGATTGGTCATTACATTCCGAAAACTCTTCTGCTCCATGAATTTTTTAACGGCTTCTTTCAATGACTCTAGGGTAATGAGGTCGTTTTGCTTGTCCACCATTTCAATAGAAGCATATCCCCCAATCATTAGTTTGTCGCTCTTGATGATTTTGAAATCCTCATGAGTTTCAGCCTTAACGATGGAAGACATTCTTCTCAACTCCTCGTTCTCTAATTGACTATTTAACCTTATCCGTATTTTTATCCAATTTTATACTTTTGAACTTATCATTATAGATATTCCATACCCCTTCATCTGTATCGGGGTCAACAGGGTCTTGCTCATAGCCCGTCCAAGCAATCCAAGTCTTCTCACCATCCATCTCTACAACTCGGAAGTGTAGTTTGGTTTCAAACTTGTTACCGTTCAAGATGTATTCGTGGTATCCATGTCGCTGAACGCCAACGGTAACATCGCCTTCATCTAAGAGGTCATGAGTATCTTGTTGTTCGGAAATCTCAGCAGGATACTTGACTGCTTTACCGAACAAAGAGAAAATGTCATCGTCGGTCTGTAAGTCAATCGTCCACATAAGATTCTCACCTTTATGACGAACAGAGAAATTCAAGTTGCCATCTTTACGAAGATACACCTTGAATTTAGACGGCTCCTCTTCTTTTTGTAAAACACTCTCATCAACAAAGACTTTGTTGCCCCGCACAGTAATGTATTCACTAGCATCCAAGAAATGACTCAATTCTTTTTGCCCCTTAAGGAATTTAAGGAAGTCTTGCTTGTTCTCAAACAAACTAGAATACTCATTAGCATAGTTGCGGGATAAGAATTCATCCAACTCTTTGACTGTCACTTCTTTATTTCTAGAAGTGGCGTCCTTGACATAACGAATAACGGCGGAGCGAACATTACTCTGCATTGTTTTCATCATCTGCTCCGCTTCTTGTTTCCACATGTCCAAGTCTTGGAGAGCATTCTTAGCCATGAGATTATTCTCTTGGAAACCGTAAATAGTAAACCCATCCATACTCTTTGCAATAATCATTGCAGTTCCATGAATACCATCAGTAATACCAATGCCTTTCTTCAAGGACAATGCCTTGTATTTGATAGAAGGCTTAGTATCTCCCGAAAGCATCTGTAAAGTGACAATCTTATCCGGTAATTCCACTTCGGGAACCTCTACAACCTTAGCCGAATAAAGAGTGAATCTTCCGTTATCTTCTCTAACCTCGTCAACCTTCACACGAATGATTTGTCCAACATCTGCCTTAATCTTGGTGTTAAGTGCCTTTCCAACATTCATGTATCGTCGGCCTTCGTATTCTACAATGTGCTTGCCCTCGTCTTCATCAGCAACGGGACCAGCGCCAAGAGAGTAGGAATACAAGCCCGACTTTGTTGATTTCTTATCCAAAACCAACATGTCCAAATCAACAAACTTCTTCCACTTAATCCACTTTGGATTCTTCTTTGTCCCGATGAAATAAGTAGATTCAATGTCCTTAATGACCACGCCTTCTGCCGTAGGCATGTCCATAATTTCCTTGGCGTAATCGTCAATGTCCTTCAAGGAGTCAGCAATCCTCGTATCCTTCTTTGAAGGGAAGACCAAATCCGAAGACGACTTAACGGCATAATTGTTGAAGAGAATGTTGATTCGGTCACGCAGAGGCGTATCCGTAAGGTCTTGAGCCTCATGGCGCATAATATCAAAAACATGCGCTCGGAGTCTAGCCTCTTTGTATTTATTTTGGAAAACATGGGCTACTGTATCGGCACGATGGAGGGCCTTGTCCCCATCAAACAAAATCAGTTCTGCATCAAGGATGCAATCACCGTAGGATTTCTTTTGCAACTCCTTGACTTGAGAAGAACACTTCTCTGTAATGTCTTTCTTGTTGTAGGAGAAAATTTGAACCTTGTTGTCAATCTTATGAATTTGAATACGCATACCATCGTATTTTTCTTGAACAACATATTCTCCGCTGAATCCTTTAAGTTCCTTCATGTCGTCAATATCAAAGATACGATACATCGGCTTGTTTGGAATAATGAATTGACTTACGGCCTTTTCCTTTTCGGATTTTTCTGCCTTATGCAAATCCACTTCTTCCAATTCTTCTAATTCCTCTTCGGAAGATTCGGAAAGAATCATTTCATCAAGAATTACTTTGGCTTTCTTGTATTGAGATTCTACTTTTCTAGAATCTTTATCGTCGCCATAATGTTCAATGATGTAAAGAGGAACATCATCAACTTCTAAGTCAAGACCATCTAAACCATTCGTAATCTCATCCGGTTGCAACTCTTTAGATTCGTAGAACTTCCCCGATAATGCTTTATCATCGGAACGAATAGCATAGTGAATAAATTTCACCATCATGCCAATATCGCTGAGTAATGCTTCCAACACATCGCCCTT